CCGTTTTTCTTTTAATTAATAAGTATCTCTAGAATGACAATCACAATTAAATATCAAAATAATAAAATATGTTATTTTAATTCATTTGAAGAAATTAAAAATTATGATAAAGTTGTTTATATTAATTGTTATCATAATCAATTAATTGTATTACCAGAACTTCCTAATTCACTTCAATATCTTGATTGTTCTGATAATAAATTAAGTGTATTACCAGAACTTCCTAATTCACTTGAAATACTTAATTGTGATAACAATCAATTAAATGTAATAGATGAACTTCCTAATTCACTTCAAATACTTAATTGTTCTTTTAATCAATTAAGTTTATTACCCAAACTTCCTAATTCACTTCAAATACTTAATTGTCATAGTAATCAATTAAATATATTATCAGAACTTCCAAATACACTCATAGAACTTTATTGTGAACATAATAAATTAAGTGTATTACCAAAACTTCCGAATTCACTTCAAAAACTTGAATGTGGATACAATCAGTTAAATGTATTACCAAAACTTCCGGATTCACTTGAAATACTTTGGTGTTATAATAATCAATTAAGTGTATTACCTGAACTTCCTAATTCACTTCAAAAACTTGAATGTGGATACAATCAGTTAAGTTTATTACCAAAACTTCCGAATTCACTTGAAATACTTAATTGTGATGACAATCAATTAAATGTAATAGATGAACTTCCTAATTCACTTCAAGAACTTTGTTGTTTTTATAATCAATTAAGTGTATTACCCAATCTTCCAAATTCACTTCAAATACTTAATTGTCATAGTAATCAATTAAATATATTATCTGAACTTCCAAATACACTCGTAGAACTTTATTGTGAAAATAATAAATTAAGTGTATTACCTGAACTTCCTAATTCACTTCAAAAACTTGAATGTGGATACAATCAGTTAAGTGTATTACCAAAACTTCCAAATGGTCTTAAAGGACTTTGGTGTCATAATAATCAATTAAGTGTATTACCTGAACTTCCTAATTCACTTGTGCATCTTTATTCTTTGGATAATAATAAATTTATTAATAAAACAAATCATAAATATAAATATTTAATAAAAATTATTTATATGTATTACTAAAAAATTGATTTCGTTTTTCTTTTAATTAATAAGTATCTCTAGAATGTCAATTATAATTAAATATCAACATAATAATATTAAATATAATTTTAATTCATTTGATAAAATTACAAATTATGATAAAGTTGTTTATATTAGTTGTTATAATAATCAATTAAGTGTATTACCTGAACTTCCTAATTCACTTCAAAAACTTGATTGTAGAGTTAATCAATTAAGTGTATTACCCAATCTTCCTAATTCACTTGAAGAATTTTACTGTTCAAATAATCAATTAAGTGTATTACCTGAACTTCCTAATTCACTTCAAATACTTTATTGTTATTCTAATCAATTAAGTGTATTACCTGAACTTCCTAATTCACTTGAAAAACTTAATTGTGGAAATAATCAATTAAGTGTATTACCAGAACTTCCTAATTCACTTGAAGAACTTTTGTGTGATACTAATCAATTAAGTGTATTACCTGAACTTCCTAATTCACTTGAAAAACTTAATTGTTATAATAATCAATTAAGTGTATTACCTGAACTTCCTAATTCACTTCAAACACTTTATTGTGGTAATAAAAAATTTATTAATAAAACAAATCATAAATATAAATATTTAATAAAAATTATTTATATGTATTATTAAAAAATTAATTTTGTTTTTCTTTTAATTAATAAGTATCTCTAGAATGGTAATCATAATTAAATATCAAAATGATGATACAAAATATAATAAAGTTGTTTATATTCATTGTAGTTATAATCAATTTATAAAAAATGGAAAAATAAATCAAAATGGAAAAATAAATAAAAATGGAAAAATAAATATTTTATTAAAATAATTTATTTGTGAATTTTTGTGATTTTTTATCTAGAATAATAAAAAATAAAATAATAAAAAATAAAATAATAAAAATAAAATAATAAAAAATAAAATAATAAAAATAAAATAATAAATAATAATTATATTTTTTTATTCATGTTCATTTGAATTATATAATTTCCAAATATGTAATGGAAATGTTCTTCCTAATCGTTGTGCTCTTCCTATTACTTGTTTCTGAAGATCAGCTCCCATACGATGCATTATAATTACATCAGATGTGTTTTCTAAATTAATACCACTTCCGAAATATCTAGAATTAACTAATAGAACATTTAAATCACCATCTTTATAATTTGATAAAACTTTATTAATAACCATTGAATTACCTTTAATCTTATCACTTGATAAATTCAATCTAGTTAAAATATTCATCACTTTACTATTAAATGTATTATCATATTCTGAAAATATAAGGATTTTTAATTTCTTTTTTTTATCTTCTGGTTGTGAATCAAATAATTTTTTCCTAAACTCTAGAATTTTCTCTAAATTCATATATTTATCATTTTGTTCCGATGTTGTGATTAATTCATCCAGTGATTTTTTAAATATTTCTTCTGGTTCTGATGGTTGTGTTTCTTCATTTTTATTCTCATCAATTGATTCAATTTTATTACGAATTAAAATTAATTGGTCTATATTTAATTGAGAACGACATTTTGGACAATTATTTACTGATGATAACGCCATAATTAAACATTCAAAACAAAATACAGATTGACAACATTTAGTAATTGATGGATTATTAATATCATCATAACATATTTCACAAAATTGTGATTGTTTAATACGTTCCTCAATACTATGTATTTTATATTTTATTTCTTCAATTCTTTCATTACTACGATTTATCGCATCTTCTTTCGCCTTTTGTGATGGATAATCCGATTTCTTTTTCAGTTCTAATTTTAAATATTGATTCTGTAAATCTACCTCCAATTTTTTGGTAACAGCACTTATAATATTACTTTCTGAAACTGTTTCACAATTTACTTTATCTAAAGCACCTTCTAAATTACCAGCGTTTAACATTTGAATTAAATCCGCACTGACAATTCCTTTAAGAATTTTAACTGAAAAATTATCTTGACATACAATTAAATTTATAATCGGATCTGGTAATTTAAAAGATGCCTCAACAAAAAGATCATCATTTTTAATAATTAAATTACCAACATATTTTTTATTATATGGATCCAAATTAATTTTTTCAAATGTATTTTTAATAAATCCAGTGCTCATTAATGAACCTTCCTTTATTTTAACTGTTTTTATTCTTTGAACCCCATTGTGATCCGTATAATTTTGATCTTCCCATCTAAATGAACCAATCGGATTAAAAAGGGTTGATATAGAACTCGTTATAAACCAATAAAATAGAGAATTTATCTGTAAAGCTCCAGAAATTTTAATACTGTCCGCTTCATCAATTACAACACGATTAACATAATAATTATCTTTTCTTAGATAAAAAGCAAACTCATTATACATTGTTGATGATACCAAAATAATATCATATTCTTCTACTTTTGATTTTATTAAACTTCCACAATCTTCTATCTTCAAATTCGCATTAACTCCACTTGTAATATTATTCGAATACAATAATTCATAATATTTTGTATTTCTTGTTGATGATGTCGATTGTGTCGATTGTGTCGATTGTGTCGATTGTGTTGATTGTGTAGATTTTAATATTGGGTTTTTTGGTATTGGGTTTTTTGGTTGTGTTAAAATTGAAACAATATATTTTTTCTTTTCGGATGTTGTTAATAATGCCCATTGTGCGATTATAAATTCATTAATTTCATCCGATTTTAAATTTTTAAATGATGTGTCCTTTTCATCATGATATGTTTTATACGCATATATTTGTAATTGTGTTAATGATGATTTATCTAAATTATCAATTGGTTTATCAAAATCACATGATATTTTATTAATTTCAATTAGCAAATTTTGATAGTCCGCTTTTTGATTCCAAATTGATTGTCCATTGTCATCCAATCCTTTCCATAATTTTCCACACTCCTTATATATCTCAGTTGCTTTTTTATTTTTAAATGTATCAGATTCCCTTAATTCTTTTGATTTTTCTGCTAAAAAGATATTATACCCAGTTATTTTTTTATATTTACACTTTGTTTTTGAATTATCATCTTGTTTAGTTTTACTATCATTATCATCATGTTTAGTTTTACTATCATTATCATCTTGATTAGTTTTAATATCATTATCACCATCAATATTTCTATTATTAACCAAATGACGAAGATTTGTAATTTTATTGACAACACATGATTTTAAATCCGTATATTTATCAACATAATCTTGCCATTGTTGAATTATACCATGTGGTGCTACAAAAACATTGATATCTAATTTTTGAAGTCTTGAATTACCTGTATATTTAACATTTTGCTCAGTTTCATAACCCTTAAATGGAAGAACATCTGGAAGAGACGGATTATCAGCAATTAAAGACAATGAAACTAATGATTTACCAGCTCCTACTTTATCAGCTATGATACCAAATTGTGATATTAAATGTGTTTCATCATCAATTGCTATTGAACGTCTTAATTCAAGTTGTTTAGCTTGGAATAAAATAGTCTTTTGATGTTCCTTAAGATACAAATTAATTCTTTCGGGTTGTAATGCCTTTTTTGAATTACTATTTAATAAATTAATTTTTGGTAAACTTTTATCTAGGCTATCTTGTTGTGAAACATTTTTTTTTTTGAATGCCATATATTTATGATTTTTATAATCATATTCTAAATAACTTTTTTTTTAAATCAATTTTTTTTATTTACAGCCTGATTCGGTTAGATATTAGAATTAAAAAATTGATTTTAATTAACTTATAATATCAATCATATCAAATATATCAAAATGGATATTATTTTAAAAATATTTAATGACAGTAATGATTTTATCAATTATAATTTTAATACTCTAGATAATAATAACCAAAATAATCTAGATTATTATTATTATAATTCAGAGAAATTATACCTTCGTATTAAAAATACTAAATTGTTTAATCTTAATAAAACATATTTTGATTTGTATTTATCTAAAAATCAAAATGGAAAACTCGAATGGAATACTACCAATAATGACATTGATGAAATTCAATTAAATAAAATTTTAATAAAAGAATCACGACATATTATACCTGATGATACAAATCAACTTATTAAATATATTATAAATTTATGTGATTTTATACGCAATATTGAACTGACTAATTATTGTTTTATATGTCAGGAAATTAATCCAATCAAGGACAATAAATACTCAACATGTAAAAATCAGGATTGTATAAGTTTATCCGAATCCACTATGATGGGAAATGATATCATTATCAACAATTATAAAATGGATCAAGATGTTTTTAAATTATTACTTCGAACCGCATTTTATGCCGTTATTTCAAATCGCCGTGATTTAATTTATAATCCACGACCACTATTATTAGAAAAAAATGCTTACCAAAAAGGACTTGATTTTTGGACATATCTAGAATCAATCAAACTAAATAAAACTAAAAAAGTTGATGAACAAGTTAATATGTTAGTTAATGACATATTAAAATCAGATTCCGATAATGAATTGTTTAACCATTGGGGAAGTGAATATTATGGATGGATTAAACATATCATTGTAAGTAACCGAACTATGATGCGAAAAGGTGATTTATTTTCACAACGTGATATTTCTGAAGTTGTATCAGTTTGTAAAACTTCAACGATGTCTATTGATAATCTTGTTCAAATAAAAATTGAACATCACCCAAAAGTTGAAGAAACATTTAAAAGTCGTTCTAATAAAACATGTTATTTATATCACGGTAGTTCATCCGAATGTTGGTATTCTATTTTGAGAAATGGTTTGAAAAATGCTAGTGGAAGCTCTCTTCAAGTTAATGGTGCTGTTCATGGTGCCGGAATTTATATGTCCGATACAATTAATGTTTCAATCGGCTATTCTAGAGGTCAAGAAATAGTTTTAGCTGTTTGTGAAGTATTAGGTGAAAGAAATATATATAAAAAAACTACTGGAATATATACATGTAAAGATGAATCTGCTGTATTATTAAGATATTTATTAGTGTTTCCATCTACTTGTGATAAATTCATAACTTTATTATTAGATAATAAATTTGGAGGTGGTCTAGAAAAAGATAATCAAGAAAGAACATTAAAAGTTAAACAAGTTCGAAATACTAGATTACCAAATGAAATTAAAAGGATTAAAACTGATAATAATTTTGAAGTTTATGAAAATGGCGATTCTGAATTATTAATTAAAATTAAAAATCTTGATAATGAATTATTATCAAACAATTTATCATTTTATGGTATTGATGGTATTACTATTAAAATGATATTTCCTGATGATTATCCATTAGGTGTTCCATTTCTATTTATCGAAGAACCACAATTATTATGTGATACTGGACAAATTACAGAACATGGTGCGGTTGCTATTGATTGTTTAACACCAAATAATTGGAGACCAGTTTTAAATATTGTTGAATTAATTCGAAGAACATGTGTAATTTTAAGAGAAAGTAAAGCAACTATTAATCCAGTCTATTTAGGTGAAAAAAATATATATCAATTGGCTAAAGAAAGTTATTGGGAACTCGCAAAATTAAAACAATGGTTATAAAAAAAATTGATTTGAATTTTATATTTTTTATTATTTTTGTAATTAATCTATATTATCATAATCTATTATATCATAATTAATTAGAAAATGACTCAAAGATATAAAATTAAAGATATTCGAAATTTTCGTAATCTTAATCATAATCATTTACCATTGAAACAAAAATTATCATCAGTCATCAAACTAAATAGTAAAAACGCATTTAATAATTATTTAATATATCAAAGTGTTGATCGAAATGTTAAATCTTTATTAACATGGTTAAAAAAAAATAATTATCACAAACCACTCTTTAATAAATTTACCGATTATGATAAATTAATTGAACGAATTATATATGAATACATTTTTATAAAAGATAAAGAATATGAAAATATAGTTAATCTGAAACAATTATCTGATAATAAATATCTAGAATTATTTAATAAAATTATTGACCAATACCCATATCCTAAAAAAGAAAAATCAAATCAATTAAATAATCATTATATTTATCGTCATGGAGAAAAAATATTAATTTTAGCAAATATCGGTAATAAAACACAACAATTAATTTTATACAATAATGATACCGATACTATTGTCTATGGACAATGTATTAAAGCATATAAAATATTATATAATTATTTTATATTCGATGGAAAACATATTTCCTATTGTGGAAGAAAACGTAGTGGTTATGAATTAATCCAATGTAAATCATTAGCCCCATATTTTACAGCAATTAATAAAAATGATGTTAAAATTACCACTACTTTATACGATATATCTATTAAAAATAAATTTAATGGTGATTTATATCAATGTGATCTAAGTATGTTCAATTTCATAAATGTAGTCGCACCTTATGCCGTTAATAATAATCAATATAATGATTAATATATTACCTATTTATATATAATAGTTTATCAATTATCTAACCATAAAATAATAAAAAATCAAAATAATAAAAAATTAAACCAATCATAAAAATATATGTTAACCAATATTATTAACACTATATTAAGTTATAAACCACAAGATGGATTAAAATATTTATCACCTTGGATTATTCCATATCTTGTTGGTGGATTGTTAATTATTTCAAATAGTTTTCAAGCATTAGCATGGTATCAACATTTACATCATCCCAATCAAGTATTTATAAAATCATTTTTTATTTCACTCATATATGTTATGTTCGAATATGTATCAAATGTTCACGCCACATCAATCGGTAGCACAATTTTCTCAATATTCCAAATTAAAGTATTAAAAGAAATAACCGAAGTTATAGTTTTCTTAGTTTATGCTTATGTTTCATTTAATAAAATACCAACATGGAAAACTTTATTAGCTCTCATATTAATGAGTATATCAATGGTTTTAATAATGAACTAACAATTAATATCAATTACGCAAGATAATCTGGAACATTATATAATGTATTAAATGCTAATAATGTTTTAACATCTTGGAAAATTGCTTGTCTAATTTTTGAAGGTAAAAAATCATATTTATCTGTAAAATATTCATATGATTCTTGTTGATATGGATGTAATTCTAAATTATCAGCATCAAACATTACCGTCCATATATGATTTTTCTGATATGGTACCTCCTCTTCAGGCATTACTCCTTCAAAATTTGGATTCGGATGATATTTATCCATTTGTTCCTTAATTTGCTTACTTAATTGGACTTCAAATCCTGTTCCGGGCTTTATTGGTGGTCCCGATAAATTTAAAGCTATATCCATATTACGCTCATTTATTATATTATTACTACTTTTTGTAAAATGTTTCGTAAAATTTTCATCAAATACTTCCTGATCATAATCTGATTGACTTTCTTTATAATCATCATCAACTATTCTTGATTGTTGTATTTGTTGTGCTAATTGTGATAACCTTTCTAAATTTTTATTAGCTAATTCTTTTTGTTGTATTTCCGTTGATTTCATATTTAATTTATGTTTTTTACTATTTAAATGTGTTTTAAATGAATTCACCTTATCATTTTTATAATTACATATTGAACACACATAATAATTATTATTTTTAAAATTTTCAATATCTGTCATATGCTTAATATTTATACTTTTACTTTATTTATATTTTATTATATCTTATAATTATTCAATTTTTTATATTCTAGATAATCCTCCTGAACTAAATATGATCTAAATAAATTATCTAATTTTTCTAAAAGATATTTATTGGTTTCTGGTGCTTTTTCCTTTAATCTAGCTAATCCCGTCCCGATACCATCAAATGGAATTGATATTGATTCATATTGATTATTTTTCAAAAGTTTTTCTAGATTTTCAAAAGCAATATCTAATTTACCTTTACAATATGAAAAAATTGTATCCGAATAATAAGCCTCTGGATTATATGATGGAAACTTTTTTGTCGGAATCCCAAAAGCATTATCTAAATCTCTTATAATACTTTGTCCTTTCTTACCACGTTTAATATCATTATCACCAAACAAAAATATTGATTTTGGATTTTCATACAAATCTAATAAACCATATTTCATATATATTTTTAATTTTATTGACATTGTTATTTTTTATTTATTATTATTTATATATTCAATTTTTATATTTTCTATAAAAATAAAAACCTAATAAAAACCTAATAAAAAATAAAATTTAGAAACTACTTAGATATATAAAATACTAATAATTTTTTATAATTTTTGATTTTTTAACAAGTGTCCATTCATTATTTATATCATTATCATGATTATTATTATCTTGTTTATTATCTTTTTTATTATCAATACTATTATAAATAATATCACCACGATTACGATGTAATTCAATTGTTTGAACTAATAAATCTGTTGCTTTCTGAACTGGATAAAAATGATGAATTGTATTATATTTTGTATCACCTTCAATTATAAAATAATAATTTGTATAATTATCTATATTCGTTTGTGATACGAAGAAAACAGATGAACCTGTTTTTAATTTAATTACTTGAAAAATGAATTGTGGATATTTAAAATTTATATCACCTACTTTTTCTAATAAATTTTTATCTTCTAATGTTATACCTTCAATTCTTGTATATGTTTTATTATGTTGTTTTTTAAATATGTTTAATTTTTGTTTTGTCATAAATCTTTTCCCTGTTGAATCATATGTCTTATAAGATGGTGAAAACGATTCAATATAAAATTTTGAATCCCTCGATGTTGTTCCAATGAATAATTTTTGTGGTTCATTAACAATTTTAATTGATAGCATTTGGTATTTCAAATTACATTATTTTTAATATAACTATTTTTCAAATCAATTTTTTATATATACCAATGATATACATGATATACATTACATCATAAAATAAAAAAAATTACAAAAAATATCAAAAAATATCAAAAAATATCAATTATATAATCTATTCGGTAATCTCTAATTCCTCTTCATCTTTTAAATTCAATGTTTTTTTACTCTTTTTACCCTTCTTTACATTATTATCATCTTCATCTGGATTTGTTATGACTTCATCATCATCATCATCATCTTGATTTATTATGATTTCATCATCATCATTTGTATCTTCATCACTTTCCAAATTCATCTTATTCTTACGATTTTCACGGATTTGCTCTAAATATAATTCCATTTCCTGATTATATCTTATCTTATCTTTATTAGCCATATCTATATATACAGCCCTTTCTTCATCAGTTAAATTTTTATATAATTCTTGATACATAACCATCGTACGAACACCACCTCGTTTCGAAGAATCACCCGCTTTATCACGATTATGTGTGTTTTTCATAAATAAAATCCACGGTAAAGTCGGTTTCTTTGGTTTAGCAATTCTATGTCTATTATATTCAGCAATTACCTCTTCTCGTTGTTTAAGATATCTATCTCTGTCAATCTTAGCTAAATCTTCATATTTCTTCTTGAATTCTGGTGTTGCCTCTTTCCACATTTTAGAAAGAACTTTCGATTGTTGACATACAGATTTATTATTCGGATCCTCTTCTCTAAATTTTTTCCTCATTTCCATTGTAAAAATAATATATGGACTAATACTATGTTTAACTTGATTCCATGGTAATTTACTTCTTCTATTCTTCATATGTTTATGTTTAATAACACTAAATGGAGTATCCGAAATAAACTTAAATATCGCGTCTTCATCATAAAAATCATCTATTTTAACATTTGTTTCCCCAAGCTCAAGTAATTTACTATTTAAAAAACTTTTAAGAGGACAAATCAGACGAGTATATAATAAATAACCCATTGATGGATTTTCACGGATTTCTTTACGTAGAGACATTTATTTTTATATTATTTTATTGTTTTCTATAGATTTATTTGCGTTATACTATAATATTCTATAATTGTTTAAGCTCTATTAGTTATAAATAAAAATTGAAATCAATTTTTTATTATACGTATTGATTCAATATAAATATAATTTGAAAAAACCTATTAAATAAAACAACACATAATTTAATAAATAAAATATATAAAACTATTAATAATCATGGGAATTCCTGTATATTTTCGACATATCACAAACAAAAATCCAGATATTGTCGTTAAAGTTAAAATAAATAATGTTGATAGTTTATATTTAGATTTAAATTGTGCTATTCATCCAATAGTTAGACGTATTGCTGAATTAGGACAAAATACCGATTCTATGATTGAAGAAATTATTAAATATGTTAATTTTCTTGTCGAATATACCGGTGTTGAACGACTTCTATATATTTCTATCGACGGAACTGCACCACGTGCTAAAATGAATCAACAACGAATTCGACGTTTTAAAAGTGTTAAAGAGAAAAAAATTATTAAAGATATGAAATCTCGAAATAAAATCGAAGATAATAGTCTAGAATTTGATACTAATAGTATTACCCCCGGAACCATCTTTATGGAACAATTAAGTCAAGGATTAGAATCATTTCTTAAAAAATCAAAAAATGATGCTTTAAAACACTTAAAAATCATTTTTTCAGATTCTAATTCTTGTGGAGAAGGTGAACATAAAATTTTAAATCATTTACGAAATAATCGTAATGATATACCATCTGACAAAAAAGTCGTAATTTATGGTCTCGATGCTGACCTAATTATGTTGTCAATTGTATCACATGTTAATCATATATATTTATTACGTGAATCTCTTGATTTTGGTAAAGATTATCATGAATCTGGATACAAATATTTATATCTCGATATCGACCTTTTTAAACATTATATTATTGATGATATTATGGATAAAATCTCACTTGAAATTGATGATCCAGTTGAAGAACTTAAAATATTAGATGATTATATATTTATGTGTTTCCTACTAGGTAATGATTTTTTACCTCATTTACCATCCTTAAATATCAAAAGTGGGGGAATCGAATATTTAATGGATATATATGCTATCGTCTATGGACAATTAGCTAAACTAACAAAACGAAAATTTAAATCAAAAATTGTTTATGATGATAATACAAAAGGATTACGTTCAACAACATCTGGGGCATATAACGAAAGATGGGTATATCAACACCTAGTTTCCATTAATCCATGTAAAATTAACTTTGAATTTTTATGTTTGATGTTAGAATTTATCGCACAAACTGAAGACCAAATGATGGCTGATACAGAACAAAAAAGACAATATATAAAACCTAGAACCACCGGAAATTATAAAAGTGATTACGAACGCGAAAAAGATATTCTTGAATCATATCCTATATTACATAGAGAAATTGAAGATACTATTCAAATTCGTAATCAAGATGGTGGATGGAGAGATAGATATTATCAACATGTTTTTAAAATTAATCCAACACGTAAAAATATTGATATTATATGTCATAATTATATACAAGGTTTAACATGGATATTAAATTATTATTATCAAGGATGTATTTCTTGGAATTGGCATTATAAATATTTACACGCACCTACCACAATTAATATTGTAGAATATCTAAATAATAAAGATAATCGAAAAAACATTAATTTACCTAAGGGACAACCATACAAACCACTTGAACAATTAATGTTTGTTCTACCACCTCAAAGTAGTCATTTATTACCTAAATCATATGCTGATTTAATGACCAAAGATACTTCCGAAATTATCGAATATTATCCTCTTGATTATCAATTAGATACATTATATAAATATTTCTTTTGGCAATGTGAACCAATCTTACCAAATATTGATGATAATTTTCTTAAAAAACATATATCTAAAATTACATTATCTAAAGATGATACTTATCGAAATCGACTCATTCAAGATTTAGAAATATCTTGAAGTTTATTTAATATTTCTGATAAATTCCATGTTTTAAACAAAATTAACATTTTTGGAACTTCTTTATTGGCTAATATCATCTGATTTTTTTGATAACTTTGAACTAATAATGCCTCAAATTCAAGTAATATTTTTAATAATTGGATTTTAATAGTTTTCTCTTTTTTACCCTTTAAATGATTACTAAAACAAATAAAATAATAAATTATTGGCATGTCTAGAATACCAACTGATATTAAAATATTCGAAAATTTTGATGCTAACGTTTTTTCATTCACTAATTTAATCAATAAATTCCATAATGGATGTCTTCTAAATTGTATATCAAAATCCATTTTATTTTTTATATTATTATTTTGATTCACATCTGGATTATCAATTACACTTCCCGAAGGTGTTGATATATGACTAAATATTATACCTTTTTTATCTATTTCATTTTGAAATTCTTTCTGTTTTTGAAAATAATTATTTACCTGTTCAATTAAATCCGGTTCTCTTCCTCTTTCCAATTCTCTTAATTTTTCACATCGTATTATTTCCTCCGAATCTATTAATTCCTTTGCTTGTTTTATTTCTTCCAACACATCATCTCTAGAATCAAACCCAATTCCATTATTATTATTTTTTTTAATCTCAATACTCATATTATTTAATATATTCTTAGTATTTGACATATTCTCTATTTCCTTTTTACGACTATTTTCTAATTGGCTTAAAAAATCATCAAAATTATTATCATCTTTTATTCTTTCATCTTTTATTCTTTCATCTTTTATTCTTTCATCTTTTATTCTTTCATCTTTTATTCTTTCATCTTTTATTCTTTCATCTTTTATTCTTTCATCTTTTATTCTTTCA